GTGACAGGCAGCGGCAAGCGAGGACGCCAAACGCTAGGGCACCTTGAACTATTTGCCACCAAGCACAAGCTATCGAGCAAGGCCAAGCGCGGCATCATGCTCGCCATCGTGGCTGCGTGCTTGGTCGGCTATGCGGTCTGGAACGGTAAGAATTTGATGGGTGGCGGTGACAAGGAGCAAGCCGGCACGCCGGGCACGGGCGCGTCAGCGACCGGGTCTGGCGTGCTGGGTGGCGACAATAACGGCCAAGTCAAATATGCCGGTAAGAGCGATTACGCCGCCAAGCACCTACCGCGCTTCGACACAATGCCGTGGACCGCTGAGGTGTTCGATCAGCGCCCGGTTGTCTTTGATCCGCAGGTGTTCTGCATGTCCAGCATGCCGACCGCCTCAGATCCGCGCGAGGCGTCCTATACGTGCATGACAGAGCAGGGCAAAAGTTACGATCTGCCGCAGCCGATGTGCCGCATGCTTGCTCGCAATGGTGCGCCGTACAACCCGTACAAGGATGTGCGCAAGCAGCACCAGCACCAGCAACAGCAACAGCAACAGCAACAGCAGCAGACCGGGCAGGTGGCCCATCAGAATCAGCCGCTGCACCTCGGCGGATCTGTGATTGCTAGAGGCACACGTGAAGTCGGCAGCTTCCCCGAGTCGGGTCCTTACGCTACTGCTACTAGCGTTCCTTCGACCACCGCTGATCTGTAGAGCATCAGCAGGGATCGTGCGGCAGCTGCACCCAGCCATTTGATACGCGCTTGAAGCGGCGACCCTGTAAGCAGCGTTCGCCGTCATTAATGGCCTGGGTGGTGCATAGTCCCGCACGTCTGCGCTTGCTTGGGTGCCGGCGCGTTCTGTGTGAGTGCGCGCCGCATCTGCTGTGTCGCCAGTTTTGATTCTCTCTCAAGCTGCGCCATCGCTTGGCGTGTTTCGTACCTGCTGTACAGCCCAATGACGATGCTATGCGCTAGTAACGCGATGAAGCCGCCTAGAGCGATCTGCTACCATAGGTCTGATGAGTCTGCTTCCCGATATCTGCGTTCCATGCCGCCCCCGATCATGTGAGCGGGCATTGTAGACCCGGGGTGTACGGGCATGGCCCCTACGGATAACGCCTCACCTGGCAATGCGCCCGAAATGTCTGTCTCGCCATTCGCCAAGATCCACGACGACGACCTTGACCATCGACTGCTGAACCGCTTTTCGTTTGGCGTTCCGCCTGCGCACCGAATCCCTGATGTCGCTGGCATTGGCATGCCAAAGCAATCCGCGCAGCCGACGTTCTGGGATCCGCTCGCCGGTAGGCGCAACCAGATCGCGGCCAGCCAATCGCCAGCCCGCCCAAGGGCCGGGCCGAGCCGAGGCCGCTCGGATAGCCGATTTCGCATAATGTATAGAAGGTGCGGTTAGGGCGAGCGGGGAGAGGGCCGTCAGCAGCGCCTCATGCGCTCCTGTGTGCACCGCCAGGACCAGCAGCGCGACCACCGCGGCGGCCGCGCTTAGCCTGTCCAACACTGATCGCCATAGCGCCTTTTCGGCTGGTGATGCCGCTGCTTCGGCGTGAATCTTCGCCATCCATTCGCCGCCGTCCAGCTTTGCCAGCGCGCATATTTGCGCAATCCGTTCATCTGGCATCGGGTTTCTGCCTTTTCGCCAGTTGCTAATCACGGCCCTTGTGACCCCCAGCCTTTGAGCTAAAGCATTGTCTGACGGGAGTTTTGCGCCCGTTCTGGCCCGATCAAGTAGTTCGTTCGCGCTCGGCATGTATGCGATTCCGTTGACAGAATGTTTTGCGAACAATATACATGTCCCGTGTTTGCAGAATTGCATACACCGCGCACCCCCGGCTCCCCTCCGGGGTCCGCGTCAAGGGGCAGGGGAGGGGGCTTCATCGTGACGCATCACATTAACTTCGCCATCTTGGTGGTTCTGGTCGCATTTCTCTTCCTGCGCGCCGCCTTGGGCTATGTCCGCTACGCGCGCCTCCGCGTGTTCCAAGCGCTCGATTCCAACTACCGCGCTGCCGCATTGGTCGCAATCGCACATCGCGAGGTGCGCCGTGGCTGATCTGCTAGTCATCCTTTTCGTCATCGCCGTTGTTTGCCTCGTCCTCGCTCTCGTGCGTGAGGGCTATATTCGCTATCGGGTCGCTCGCGATGGCTGACGGATCGCGGGAAGTGGGACTCCCCTCGTCTAACAGGGGAGTCAGTGAATTCAGGAACAGCGATGGCACCCTCACGGTGATCATCGACTGGTTTTCCGCCTCTGTAGATCTGTTCGCTGTTCTGCGTCAGGCGGGCTACCTCGACCGAGATGACGCCGAAGAGGTCCGCCAGTGGTCGGACGCATGTGCCGAAAACGCCATGGTCATTGCGATCAACCTGTTTACGTTCTTTTTCGCCGGCCTGGGCATGGAACTGGACAAGCAGGCAGGCCCCGGCAGCTTCTACACCTGGCGCGTGCGTGTCCTTGACTGCGAAGGCAAGCACGTGGGCATCATCGAGTTCGGCGGCGAGGAGTGCCGTCGCAAGGATGGCACCTACACGGCTCGCATCGAGTTGACCGGTGCCGGATGTGGAATGGTGAGCGCAGCGCGCTGCGGCCATGCGAAGCGGTGGCTGGAGCTTCGAGCGAAGCTCGAAAGCTGCGCTGGACGGTTAACCCGTGTTGACACCGCTGCCGACGATCTGCTGGGCAAATACCCGTTGAAGCTCGCGCAGACGTGGTATTCCAGCGGCGAGTTCGATAACCGTGGGCAGCGCCCTAAGGCGCAGCTGATTGATGACTACGACAGCGGTGACGGTAAGACCCTGTATGTCGGCACCAAGAAGTCCGAAAAGCAGCTGCGCGTATATGAGAAGGGCAGGGAACAGGGTGACAAGGAATCGCCGTGGGTGCGCTACGAGGCCCAATTTAAGGCATCCAACCGCAAGGATTTGTCGCTAGACATTCTCCGCGATCCTGCTGGCTATCTGCTCGGCGCGTATCCGGTGCTGCACTTCCTCAACTGCGTAGCGCTGCGCATGGATATCACCAAGGCGGCGGTCGATGCCACCTGGAAAAGTGCGCGTCGCCACATCAAGCGCCAGTACGGCGCAACTATCAATTTCATTCTTCGGCACTGCTCAACTCCAGAAGCTGCGCATGCCGTTATCAGCACCTGCGCGTCGCATCGGCTACCGACGTGGGCAACAGCAGAAGTAGCCAATCAATGGCCCGAAATTGCGGGCATCAATCGAACCTTAGAAGGGGTTACACCATGAGCGGAATCAAAGTCACTGTGTTGAGCGCCGAAGTCGATGAGCGTGGCGGCACGTTTAAGGATGATCGCGGCGAGGATCGCGAATACACCACCCGCAAGCAGAAAGCGAAGCTCGAAGCCGGTGGTTTCGCCTATCCGCTCGATCTGCGTATTGAGAAGGGTCAGGCCCCCTATCAGCCTGGTGAATACGAACTCGATTTCGAATCCATGGTCACCGTCAACAAGGGCGTCATCAACTACAGCAAATTTCATGTCCTGCGCGCCGCCAAGCCTGCACGCGCCACGCCCTAACCCAAGTAACCCCGCGCGTGCCGACCGTCGCTTGCGGCGGGCGGCTCGCGAAGCGAGCTAATCACCATGGAAAGCACCGTCCTCGTTGCCCACTGCAAAGCATCCGACTTTGATGCCTCATCGCAAACGTGTGCGGCTGTTTTCTGGGGTCCCTCGTCAAGTTTCCCGCCTCCCATGGACGTGGGCGAGGGCATCGGTGTCTCAGCGGTGATTGCTGGGGCCTGGGCCATCGGATACATGATCCGGCAAGCACGTCGTGGTGTCGGAGCGTGAGGCAACACCGCAATTTCATTCAATCTAATCGAGGAAAAAACCATGTCCAAGCTCAAGACCCTGTTTGCCCAGGCCGCCGCCATCACCAGCACCGCACTCGTTGCTCCCATGGCCTTCGCGGGTGAAATGTCGGAGGCCGTCAGCTCCGGTGTCGACAAGACCGAACTGACCGCCATCGGCGTCATTGTCCTCTCCATCTCCGGCATTATCCTGCTGATCCGCAGCGGTAGGAAGTCGGCCAACTAATCACCAGGGCAGGGCGGGGCAACCCGCCCTTTTCCCATTCTGGGGGACACCATGTACGCAGGATATTTTGTGATGATCGCGCTGCTCGGAGCGTTATGGCTCGCCCTGGACAGTTGACTTTTCTTGGCCGCGTCTTCGCCACTGCAATCGCGCGACGCCTCCCCTATGCACTGTGCGCCCTTCTGCTGGCGTGGTGTGGTTCTACCCGTGCCCAGAGTCAATTCGCCGGCTGTTACAACGTGGCTGCACCCAGCGCCACATGCGAGGACAAGGGTATTGCGTATTCGCAGGTTCAGAGGATGCTCTCCAACTGGATGAGCGCCAATCCTCCAGGTGATCCTGCCCACAGTCGCCGCATCTGCATCACCACGCAGGACACTATCTACGGTCGCAATATCAGCGGTTACGTCACTCATGCAACATGGACTCCGGCTTGCGACGGATCGGCGGCATACACTCGTTCACGCGACTGGCCTGATGGTGCAACGTGTGAAAAGCGTCCTGACTTCAATGGTCCCGGTCCTAGTGGTGGTTCCTCGCCTGTCAGTGGCTCGTACCAATGCAATTCGGGGTGCGTGCAGACGTGGACGCCCAACTCTGACGGCACCTACAACGGCAGCTACCTTGCGAATCAGGTGTGCGACCCTGGGAATGACAACTGCGGCCCAGGCTTTCACTACAATGCGTTTCTTGCGCTGTGTGAGCCCGATGCACCGCCAGAATGTCCCAAGGGCCAGATTAAGAAGGCCAACGGCCAGTGCACCCCTAACGAGTGTCCCGAAGGCATGACGTTGCAGCAGGATGGCACCTGTGGGCCGTCTAACAACGAGTGTCCTTCCGGCCAGATTAAATCGCCTGCCGGTGGCTGTTTGCCCGGTGACGGTCAGTGTGCCAAAGGCGAGGTGCGCGGACCCGATGGCACTTGTAAGAAAGATGGTGATGGCGACGGTGACCCTGATGAGCCTGGCGAGGGCGATAAGAGCCAGTTTTCAGGCGGCGACGATTGCAGCTCGCCTCCCAGCTGTAGCGGCGACGCCATCATGTGCGGGCAGGCGCGCATCCAGTGGCGCATCGACTGCAACACGCGCAAGAACCGCAACGTGAGCGGTGGCACCTGCAACGCTCCTCCTGTCTGCACGGGCGAGAAATGCGACGCCGTTGAGTACGCGTCCATGATGTTCCAGTGGCGCACTGCCTGCGCCTCAGAAAAGCTGTTAGCGATGGGCAATGGAAATGGTGGTACCGACGGCGAGCAGCCCGCGTGGACCAAGGTTGGCGGCATGTCCCAGGACCCTGGCGCTGGTGCATCTGCCGGCGACACCACCATCACTACCAACAAGATTACCGGTGATGACCTCGATCAATCCGGCTTCGGCGGCGGTCAGTGCATCGGCTTCGCTGCTGGCGGCGGCGGCACCGGCATCTCATCCGGTTTCACCCAGACCATGGCCTCACCGCCTGCGATCTGGTGCAACTACATCACAGCCGTCAAGGGAATTTTCATTGTCATCGGTGCCGTTGCGTCGGTGATCATCCTTGCCAAGATGGGGAACAGCTAATGCCTATGATCATCGGAGCGCTGATTGCAGCGCTCATGCAAGCGTTGCGCACCTATCTCCCCGGCATCGTTGGCCGCGTGTTGTTGGCGTTCGGTATTGGCCTCGTCACCAACGAAATTGCCATGCCTGCGCTCAAGTCCGTCATTCAATCAAAGCTTGCCGGCGCTGGTCCTATTATCGTTGCTTATTGGGACGCAACCGGCATCGGAATCATGGTCAGCATGATCTTGTCCGCCATCCTCGCTGTGCAGTCGCATCGCATCCTCCTCAAGAAACTATCGGGTTCCTGACATGGGTCTTTATCTCGTCACCGGCCAGCCCGGCCACGGCAAAACCGCCTATGCGCTCGACAAGGCGTTCCAGTTCAAGAAAGAGGGCCGCACGATCTACGCGCATGGCGTGAAGGACCTCGACTACGAAAAAGCCGGGTTTAAGCACATCGAAGACCCGACCCAATGGGAAGCGTTGCCCGATGGATCGGTGGTGTTGCTCGATGAGTGCTACACCGTCTTTCCCAATCGAAACCCTGGTTCCAAGGTGCCTTCGCACGTCGATGCAATGGCGCGGCATCGTCATCGCGGGTTCGATTTCATTCTTATCGCGCAGCAAGGCCTTCAGCTCGATCCGTTTTTGCGCGGCCTCTATGAGGAACACTGCCATGTGCGGCAAACCTCTATTTTTAAGTCGAAAACGAAGCTCAAGCGCTGGACGCAGTATCAGTCAAACGTGCAGGGGCACTGCTCAGACGTGCGCGATTGGGTGCGCCCCAAGTACGTGTTCGACTACTACACGTCCACCACGATGGTCACCACCAAGCGCAGCGTGCCCATGTGGATTCGCTGGATCGGTGTTGGCCTTATCGTCCTGGTCGTCGTCATGTATGGCCTCAAATGGAACTACGACCGGCGCAACGCACAGTTCGAAGCCGAACGCACTACCACCACCGGACGCGCGTCACCGACTGCCGTTGGACGTAGTCCTGCGGCGGGCGGGGTCGCGCGCACCTACGAAACACCCACCGACTATGCCAAAGCCCACGTTGCGCGGTTCGCGACGATGCCGTGGACCGCACCCATCTACGATGGTGGATCGCCTACCGGCCAACCGCAGCTCTACTGCATGTCCAGCCTCGCCGGCACCGATGCCCACGGCAAGCATCGCGATGCATCCTGTAGCTGCATGACAGAGCAGGGCACCAAGTACGAAATCAGCCAGCCCGAGTGCCGCACGGTTGCAAGGAACAGCACGCCCTATAACCCATACAGGCCGCCAACGATGGCCCCTGCACCCCAGGTTGCTGCTGTTCAGCCAATTGAGCCTGTCGCATCGCCTGCGCCCATCCAAGGCAGCGTGATTAGCGCCGCGCCGCGCTCCCAGGGAACGATGCCAGAATCGCCCGGATTCAAAACCCAGACCTACACCGGGCCGACCAGCTTGCAGATGTGAGGGGTGTAGGGGCATCGCCCCTACGGATAACGCCTCATCCGCGCCGTGGAGCTCGAGGCCCACGCGTCCTACGCACCACCGTCGATCTATCGGCGGACCCCGCGCTATCCGCCATTGAGAGCCGCATTTCACGCCTGCGCCGGAGTACGTCCCGCAGGTAGATCACTTCGGCGGGCCGCGCATGCCAGACCCGCTCGCGCTCCTCGGCCATCATCAACGCCCATTCCCGTGCGATGTTGCAGGTCAGCGACCAGTAGCGCATTCCCACTGGGTCGATGTCTCGGCCCTCGGGGGTGAAGAATCTGTGCCCCTGAAAACCAAAACCGGCCCAAGGGCCGGTCAGGTCTACGCGTTCGTAGGTGTCTAGCGTCATTGTCCGGTCCGCTTCCTGTGGAGGGACCAGCATTGATAGGCCGCCAGGGCGCACAGTAGCGTCAACACAGCCAATTTCGCATAATGTATAGAAGGTGCGGTTAGGGCGAGCGGGGAGAGGGCCGTCAGCAGCGCCTCATGCGCTCCTGTGTGCACCGCCAGGACCAGCAGCGCGACCACCGCGGCGGCCGCGCTTAGCCTGTCCAACACTGATCGCCATAGCGCCTTTTCGGCTGGTGATGCCGCTGCTTCGGCGTGAATCTTCGCCATCCATTCGCCGCCGTCCAGCTTTGCCAGCGCGCATATTTGCGCAATCCGTTCATCTGGCATCGGGTTTCTGCCTTTTCGCCAGTTGCTAATCACGGCCCTTGTGACCCCCAGCCTTTGAGCTAAAGCATTGTCTGACGGGAGTTTTGCGCCCGTTCTGGCCCGATCAAGTAGTTCGTTCGCGCTCGGCATGTATGCGATTCCGTTGACAGAATGTTTTGCGAACAATATACATGTCCCGTGTTTGCAGAATTGCATACACCGCGCACCCCCGGCTCCCCTCCGGGGTCCGCGTCAAGGGGCAGGGGAGGGGGCTTCATCGTGACGCATCACATTAACTTCGCCATCTTGGTGGTTCTGGTCGCATTTCTCTTCCTGCGCGCCGCCTTGGGCTATGTCCGCTACGCGCGCCTCCGCGTGTTCCAAGCGCTCGATTCCAACTACCGCGCTGCCGCATTGGTCGCAATCGCACATCGCGAGGTGCGCCGTGGCTGATCTGCTAGTCATCCTTTTCGTCATCGCCGTTGTTTGCCTCGTCCTCGCTCTCGTGCGTGAGGGCTATATTCGCTATCGGGTCGCTCGCGATGGCTGACGGATCGCGGGAAGTGGGACTCCCCTCGTCTAACAGGGGAGTCAGTGAATTCAGGAACAGCGATGGCACCCTCACGGTGATCATCGACTGGTTTTCCGCCTCTGTAGATCTGTTCGCTGTTCTGCGTCAGGCGGGCTACCTCGACCGAGATGACGCCGAAGAGGTCCGCCAGTGGTCGGACGCATGTGCCGAAAACGCCATGGTCATTGCGATCAACCTGTTTACGTTCTTTTTCGCCGGCCTGGGCATGGAACTGGACAAGCAGGCAGGCCCCGGCAGCTTCTACACCTGGCGCGTGCGTGTCCTTGACTGCGAAGGCAAGCACGTGGGCATCATCGAGTTCGGCGGCGAGGAGTGCCGTCGCAAGGATGGCACCTACACGGCTCGCATCGAGTTGACCGGTGCCGGATGTGGAATGGTGAGCGCAGCGCGCTGCGGCCATGCGAAGCGGTGGCTGGAGCTTCGAGCGAAGCTCGAAAGCTGCGCTGGACGGTTAACCCGTGTTGACACCGCTGCCGACGATCTGCTGGGCAAATACCCGTTGAAGCTCGCGCAGACGTGGTATTCCAGCGGCGAGTTCGATAACCGTGGGCAGCGCCCTAAGGCGCAGCTGATTGATGACTACGACAGCGGTGACGGTAAGACCCTGTATGTCGGCACCAAGAAGTCCGAAAAGCAGCTGCGCGTATATGAGAAGGGCAGGGAACAGGGTGACAAGGAATCGCCGTGGGTGCGCTACGAGGCCCAATTTAAGGCATCCAACCGCAAGGATTTGTCGCTAGACATTCTCCGCGATCCTGCTGGCTATCTGCTCGGCGCGTATCCGGTGCTGCACTTCCTCAACTGCGTAGCGCTGCGCATGGATATCACCAAGGCGGCGGTCGATGCCACCTGGAAAAGTGCGCGTCGCCACATCAAGCGCCAGTACGGCGCAACTATCAATTTCATTCTTCGGCACTGCTCAACTCCAGAAGCTGCGCATGCCGTTATCAGCACCTGCGCGTCGCATCGGCTACCGACGTGGGCAACAGCAGAAGTAGCCAATCAATGGCCCGAAATTGCGGGCATCAATCGAACCTTAGAAGGGGTTACACCATGAGCGGAATCAAAGTCACTGTGTTGAGCGCCGAAGTCGATGAGCGTGGCGGCACGTTTAAGGATGATCGCGGCGAGGATCGCGAATACACCACCCGCAAGCAGAAAGCGAAGCTCGAAGCCGGTGGTTTCGCCTATCCGCTCGATCTGCGTATTGAGAAGGGTCAGGCCCCCTATCAGCCTGGTGAATACGAACTCGATTTCGAATCCATGGTCACCGTCAACAAGGGCGTCATCAACTACAGCAAATTTCATGTCCTGCGCGCCGCCAAGCCTGCACGCGCCACGCCCTAACCCAAGTAACCCCGCGCGTGCCGACCGTCGCTTGCGGCGGGCGGCTCGCGAAGCGAGCTAATCACCATGGAAAGCACCGTCCTCGTTGCCCACTGCAAAGCATCCGACTTTGATGCCTCATCGCAAACGTGTGCGGCTGTTTTCTGGGGTCCCTCGTCAAGTTTCCCGCCTCCCATGGACGTGGGCGAGGGCATCGGTGTCTCAGCGGTGATTGCTGGGGCCTGGGCCATCGGATACATGATCCGGCAAGCACGTCGTGGTGTCGGAGCGTGAGGCAACACCGCAATTTCATTCAATCTAATCGAGGAAAAAACCATGTCCAAGCTCAAGACCCTGTTTGCCCAGGCCGCCGCCATCACCAGCACCGCACTCGTTGCTCCCATGGCCTTCGCGGGTGAAATGTCGGAGGCCGTCAGCTCCGGTGTCGACAAGACCGAACTGACCGCCATCGGCGTCATTGTCCTCTCCATCTCCGGCATTATCCTGCTGATCCGCAGCGGTAGGAAGTCGGCCAACTAATCACCAGGGCAGGGCGGGGCAACCCGCCCTTTTCCCATTCTGGGGGACACCATGTACGCAGGATATTTTGTGATGATCGCGCTGCTCGGAGCGTTATGGCTCGCCCTGGACAGTTGACTTTTCTTGGCCGCGTCTTCGCCACTGCAATCGCGCGACGCCTCCCCTATGCACTGTGCGCCCTTCTGCTGGCGTGGTGTGGTTCTACCCGTGCCCAGAGTCAATTCGCCGGCTGTTACAACGTGGCTGCACCCAGCGCCACATGCGAGGACAAGGGTATTGCGTATTCGCAGGTTCAGAGGATGCTCTCCAACTGGATGAGCGCCAATCCTCCAGGTGATCCTGCCCACAGTCGCCGCATCTGCATCACCACGCAGGACACTATCTACGGTCGCAATATCAGCGGTTACGTCACTCATGCAACATGGACTCCGGCTTGCGACGGATCGGCGGCATACACTCGTTCACGCGACTGGCCTGATGGTGCAACGTGTGAAAAGCGTCCTGACTTCAATGGTCCCGGTCCTAGTGGTGGTTCCTCGCCTGTCAGTGGCTCGTACCAATGCAATTCGGGGTGCGTGCAGACGTGGACGCCCAACTCTGACGGCACCTACAACGGCAGCTACCTTGCGAATCAGGTGTGCGACCCTGGGAATGACAACTGCGGCCCAGGCTTTCACTACAATGCGTTTCTTGCGCTGTGTGAGCCCGATGCACCGCCAGAATGTCCCAAGGGCCAGATTAAGAAGGCCAACGGCCAGTGCACCCCTAACGAGTGTCCCGAAGGCATGACGTTGCAGCAGGATGGCACCTGTGGGCCGTCTAACAACGAGTGTCCTTCCGGCCAGATTAAATCGCCTGCCGGTGGCTGTTTGCCCGGTGACGGTCAGTGTGCCAAAGGCGAGGTGCGCGGACCCGATGGCACTTGTAAGAAAGATGGTGATGGCGACGGTGACCCTGATGAGCCTGGCGAGGGCGATAAGAGCCAGTTTTCAGGCGGCGACGATTGCAGCTCGCCTCCCAGCTGTAGCGGCGACGCCATCATGTGCGGGCAGGCGCGCATCCAGTGGCGCATCGACTGCAACACGCGCAAGAACCGCAACGTGAGCGGTGGCACCTGCAACGCTCCTCCTGTCTGCACGGGCGAGAAATGCGACGCCGTTGAGTACGCGTCCATGATGTTCCAGTGGCGCACTGCCTGCGCCTCAGAAAAGCTGTTAGCGATGGGCAATGGAAATGGTGGTACCGACGGCGAGCAGCCCGCGTGGACCAAGGTTGGCGGCATGTCCCAGGACCCTGGCGCTGGTGCATCTGCCGGCGACACCACCATCACTACCAACAAGATTACCGGTGATGACCTCGATCAATCCGGCTTCGGCGGCGGTCAGTGCATCGGCTTCGCTGCTGGCGGCGGCGGCACCGGCATCTCATCCGGTTTCACCCAGACCATGGCCTCACCGCCTGCGATCTGGTGCAACTACATCACAGCCGTCAAGGGAATTTTCATTGTCATCGGTGCCGTTGCGTCGGTGATCATCCTTGCCAAGATGGGGAACAGCTAATGCCTATGATCATCGGAGCGCTGATTGCAGCGCTCATGCAAGCGTTGCGCACCTATCTCCCCGGCATCGTTGGCCGCGTGTTGTTGGCGTTCGGTATTGGCCTCGTCACCAACGAAATTGCCATGCCTGCGCTCAAGTCCGTCATTCAATCAAAGCTTGCCGGCGCTGGTCCTATTATCGTTGCTTATTGGGACGCAACCGGCATCGGAATCATGGTCAGCATGATCTTGTCCGCCATCCTCGCTGTGCAGTCGCATCGCATCCTCCTCAAGAAACTATCGGGTTCCTGACATGGGTCTTTATCTCGTCACCGGCCAGCCCGGCCACGGCAAAACCGCCTATGCGCTCGACAAGGCGTTCCAGTTCAAGAAAGAGGGCCGCACGATCTACGCGCATGGCGTGAAGGACCTCGACTACGAAAAAGCCGGGTTTAAGCACATCGAAGACCCGACCCAATGGGAAGCGTTGCCCGATGGATCGGTGGTGTTGCTCGATGAGTGCTACACCGTCTTTCCCAATCGAAACCCTGGTTCCAAGGTGCCTTCGCACGTCGATGCAATGGCGCGGCATCGTCATCGCGGGTTCGATTTCATTCTTATCGCGCAGCAAGGCCTTCAGCTCGATCCGTTTTTGCGCGGCCTCTATGAGGAACACTGCCATGTGCGGCAAACCTCTATTTTTAAGTCGAAAACGAAGCTCAAGCGCTGGACGCAGTATCAGTCAAACGTGCAGGGGCACTGCTCAGACGTGCGCGATTGGGTGCGCCCCAAGTACGTGTTCGACTACTACACGTCCACCACGATGGTCACCACCAAGCGCAGCGTGCCCATGTGGATTCGCTGGATCGGTGTTGGCCTTATCGTCCTGGTCGTCGTCATGTATGGCCTCAAATGGAACTACGACCGGCGCAACGCACAGTTCGAAGCCGAACGCACTACCACCACCGGACGCGCGTCACCGACTGCCGTTGGACGTAGTCCTGCGGCGGGCGGGGTCGCGCGCACCTACGAAACACCCACCGACTATGCCAAAGCCCACGTTGCGCGGTTCGCGACGATGCCGTGGACCGCACCCATCTACGATGGTGGATCGCCTACCGGCCAACCGCAGCTCTACTGCATGTCCAGCCTCGCCGGCACCGATGCCCACGGCAAGCATCGCGATGCATCCTGTAGCTGCATGACAGAGCAGGGCACCAAGTACGAAATCAGCCAGCCCGAGTGCCGCACGGTTGCAAGGAACAGCACGCCCTATAACCCATACAGGCCGCCAACGATGGCCCCTGCACCCCAGGTTGCTGCTGTTCAGCCAATTGAGCCTGTCGCATCGCCTGCGCCCATCCAAGGCAGCGTGATTAGCGCCGCGCCGCGCTCCCAGGGAACGATGCCAGAATCGCCCGGATTCAAAACCCAGACCTACACCGGGCCGACCAGCTTGCAGATGTGAGGGGTGTAGGGGCATCGCCCCTACGGATAACGCCTCATCCGCGCCGTGGAGCTCGAGGCCCACGCGTCCTACGCACCACCGTCGATCTATCGGCGGACCCCGCGCTATCCGCCATTGAGAGCCGCATTTCACGCCTGCGCCGGAGTACGTCCCGCAGGTAGATCACTTCGGCGGGCCGCGCATGCCAGACCCGCTCGCGCTCCTCGGCCATCATCAACGCCCATTCCCGTGCGATGTTGCAGGTCAGCGACCAGTAGCGCATTCCCACTGGGTCGATGTCTCGGCCCTCGGGGGTGAAGAATCTGTGCCCCTGAAAACCAAAACCGGCCCAAGGGCCGGTCAGGTCTACGCGTTCGTAGGTGTCTAGCGTCATTGTCCGGTCCGCTTCCTGTGGAGGGACCAGCATTGATAGGCCGCCAGGGCGCACAGTAGCGTCAACACAGCCAATTTCGCATAATGTATATTATGTCCGACTCGGTTCTGTGGCTTCATACGAGTGCCGCCTCCAACGCGGCCCTGAGTGTTGCCGGTGGTTGCTGCCACCGGCAAGAATTGCCCTGATAGGCAGTAAAAAACGGGTCAGCAGTCGGGTGGCCGCCCGGCCCTGACCCGCACTCTTGCGCGGCTCCAGCCGCTAAGTGCAGAGCGGCGCATCCATGCGCCATACCCGCAGGGGCACAGCCCCTGCACCCCACAAGCAGCCACACCGCGACTATCGCCGAGGCCGCTGCAATTCGGAACTGATCAACAGACACGGGTGCCGCGCTCAGGCATGCGTGCCGCAGGCGCGCACCGCACGCCCGAGCGCCGCACCCTGTACACGATGACCATGACCGCCACGACGCGCGATCAGCGATAGCTCACGCCGGTAGTAAGCGATGAAGGTGTCAGCGGTCTCAAGCATTGAGGCGAAATGGACCTTTTCCTGGACAGTTGTAGGACGTTCGGACCGCATTTGCTCAATAACGTCCCGCATTTCATAAGCCCGAGCCAACGCCGACCGCAGGTATTCCGGATGAGATTGGCGCTTCACAGGGCACCCCCGGCATTTCCTGACGCGTCATGATTTAGGTCCACTCCGGATGGCAGTGCTTGGCCTTGCGACCACTGCCACATGGGCAAATCTCGTTGCGGCCCACCTTTGAGTGAGGGCGCTTGATATCTGCCGGTGAGGCCTTGGCCTCCGGCACGCCAGGTGGTCGCGGCTTTGAATTGGGCCTGGCTTTCGTCGTGACAGGCGCATAAAGCTCCCGACGAGTGCGCTTCACCTGCTCGGAGACGGCAAACAGGATGTAGGCATTGAGCGATACGCCCAACGCCAAAGCGTGTTGCTTGGCTTCCTCGACAACATGCATTGGGAGCCTCAGATTTAATTTGTGGATGGTGTCGTTCATGGGGCCATTGTGGCCCCATTATGGCCCCAGTACAAGGCAGTGACCGGGACAGGTGAAACCCTTGATACGCATAGGTTTGACCTGATCGTGTGTCACTTGTTGAAGAATAGACAAGCCCAAGGCGCGCTCCGGCTACGCCGGAACGCGCCTGCATGGCGGCAATTTGATCGCGGAGAGCATCACGCTCACGCATGAGCGGCCCCATGCATTCAGCGCGACGAAATAGCAGCGAAAGCCAGTCAAGATCGGTGGCGCGAATCTCACGCCCCTCAGCGGTCACCAAAGCGCCGCGATGGTTGATGAAGCAGTTGGACCACTCAGGGTGGATCAGAGAGCCGTGGCGGTACACGCGTAGGAGCTTGAAAGCGGCGTAGCTAGGTCGAGCCCTACCCGTCTCCCAGTGCCCGATGGTTCGAACGCTCACTTTCAGGAAGCGCGCAGCGTCCTCGCGAGTGAACCCACTAAAGATTCTCGCATCACGGAACTGTGTGTTGCTGATTATAGAACGATGCGCAGATTTGTATAACGACCCTTTGCGGGAAGCCTTTGCTGCGCTCTGTATATTATGTCAAATGCTGTTCGTGCTTCTCTTTGATTTCACTTGCCGCTGCACCGCGCCGCCCGCCTCAGCCAGCGATGGTGAATACCGAGCCCGAGTCCACGCGCACGCCGGCGCCATTGATGAAGCTGGCGCGCTCCGAGCACAGGAATGCGACGACGGAGGCCACTTCCTCTGGCCGGCCGCGCCGCTTCAGCGCCATGCCGGGGCGTTCTTCATCCAGGAACGAGGCAATGGCTTCTTCGACACTGGTTCCGTTCTCGTGTGCGCGTTTTTGCATCATCTTGTCGGTCATCGGCGTTGCGATGAACGCGGGCGACACCGTGTTGACCAACACATTGTCGGCGCCATAGGCCTTTGACAGCCCCTTGGCCAGGCTCAGGATGCCGGCCTTGGACGCGCAGTAGGCCAACTCATCCACGTACGGCTGCACTGCATCTTCGGACGCGAACAACACAATCCGCCCCCACTGCTTGCGACGCATGGCAGGAATGGCCTGGCGGCACATGCGCACCGCGCCCATCAGGTTGATGTCCAGCGTTTCGAGCCAGCCGGCATCGCTGACCTCCAGGAAATCGCCGGTGGCGCCGGTGACGCCGGCGGCGTTGACGTAGATATCCGGTTCCCCCAGTTGCGCGCGCACCTGGGTCCAGATGTGGATGACGTCCTGTTCCTGCGTCACATCGCCTTCGATGGCGATGATCTCCCCCAGGCCGGACAACTCGGCCACTGCCTGGTCGAGCGTACCATTGGGAAGATCGGTGATCGCCACGCGCACGCCGGCTTCGAGCAGCTGGCGCGCAGTCTCCTTGCCCATGCCGGAGTCGCCGCCACTGATGAGGGCGATCCGCTGTTTGATTCCGAGATCCAT